ATGAGCAACAAGCCAAAGCCGCCAAGAAGCGCTGCTCAGCTGATGAGCATCGTCGGCGCCACCACGGACATGAGGTCCGCCGTTGCGGATTATCAGCCGGCACCCATGCCGGTCATGCCCGCGACCCTGCCACCCGGCACCGTGGAGGTCGTCAACGCCCTGTTCAAGGAGTTGCAGGCGATCTTCCCAGCGTGGAAGCAGGCTTGGCCTGACGACGATGCATTGCGCGCCGCCAAGCGGAGCTGGACCAAGGCGTTCATCATCGCCGAGATCAACACCCTGGAGCAGATCCGGTACGGCCTTCAGAACTGCCGCCAGAGCGGGACGGACTTCGCGCCGAGCGTAGGCAAGTTCATCAAGTGGTGCCTCCCGACGCCGGCGATGATGGGCATTCCGTCGCATGACAAGGCGTTCCGCGAGGCGCTGCTGAACCTGCACCCATCTCGCCGCACTTCCCGCGAATGGTCGCACCCGGCCGTGCGTCACGCTGCGCTGCAATGCGAGATGCACAACCTTGCCGACTTAATCTCGGAGAAGGCCAGCAAGGTGTTTGATCGCGCTTACGACATCACAATTCGCCGAATGGTTGAGGGTCTACCGCTGGAAGAGATCGCCTTGGGCATCGGCCACGACAGTCAGAAGAGCGAGATGGAATTGGCCGATGAGTTCGCCAGCCAGCGCCAGGTCCGTCTGTTGGATGTGCAGGGCATTCCAACATCTGGCGGTGCCGCACGGGCGCAGCTAATGGCCAAGTTCGGCAAGAAGACAGCGGAGCAACGGACATGACCGACTACATCCAACTCCAGAAGGCCGCTGCATACGCCGCCCAGGACGTAACAAAGTTCGCAGACGAGGACGAGGAAAGCCGTGCGCTCCAGCAGTTCCACGAGGAGGTAAGCCCGGAAACGGTCCTGGCCCTGATCGCCAAGAACGAGCGGCTTGAGCGCAAGAACTTCAATCAGGCAGAAACGATCAAGCAGTACCAAGACCAGATAGCGGGTGGCGATCTGTCTCTGGGAATGCTCATCGCCGAGCGCGACCAGCTCAAGGCCGAGAACGAGGCGCTGCGCCGTGAGCGTGAAGGCAGGGTGCTGTGCGATCGAGAGCTGTTCGAAACCCTGCGCGATTCGGCCAACACCGAAGCGGACGAACACTGGCGGTGCATGGCGACTTACCGCCCTCTGCACCAGGTGAACCTGGATTCGGTCGTGAAGAAGTGCAACGACCTGCTCGCCGCCATGGGCAAGGGAGAGCAGTCATGAGTCAGTTTGAATTGATTTTCATGATTTTGGTTATCGCTGCAATGGGGATTCAGATTGGCTTCGCCCTAGGCATTCACAAAGCCTACAAGGTGCTGATTCCCGTACTTAACGCTGAGCGCGAAGAGGCCGCGAAGCTGAAGCTGTTGGCGCGTTTGCATGGAGGTCAGGACAATGGCTGAACTCGCCCTTATCCGTACCGTCCAAGGCCTTGTGCCTGCGACCGAGGCCGACCGCGAACTCACCCAGAAGTGGAAGCTGGGCCAGGTCGTCCACGGCAAGTTCACAAAAATGCGCAACGCAAAGTTCCACGGAAAATTCTTCTCGATGCTGGATCTGGCGTGGGAGTACTGGGAGCCGGTTGGCGGCTTGGTTCCTCGCCAGGAGATGCGTGGCATCCGTGGTCTGGCCAAGTTCTTCGAGGCGCAGAGCGGAAAGCCTGGGCAGTTGTCGCATGCAGTTGATGCGTACATCGCCGGTCTGGAGTTGGCCAGGGCCGAGCGCTTTCCGGCGGTGGACAAGTCCCGCGAGGCATTCCGTGAATGGGTGACGATCGAGGCTGGTCACTTCCACCTGGTGCGAACTCCCGACGGCGTGCGCAAGGAGGCCAAGTCAATTAGCTGGGCTTCCATGGATGAGTCTGCGTTCCAGCCCCTCTACAAGGACGTCTTTAACGCTTGCTGGAGACTTGTTCTCTCCTCGCACTTTGAATCGGAAGAGGCGGCATTGAACGCTGCCGACCAAATCGGGAGCTACGCATGAAGCGCACCCCACTACAACGCAAAACCCCGTTTAAGTCCGGAGGTCCACGCCGCAAGCGCTGCCCAGTGTGCCGAGTGATGTTCACGAAAGCGCGCGAGTTCGCAGGCGGTATGCGGCGAGATCGAGTGTGCCATCGCCTACGGTAAGTCAGAAAAGGGGCGGGCGATCGCCGGGAAGGCCTTGGCAGAAGTAGGGCGCCGCGAGATCGAGGTGCGTAAAGAGGCGCTGAAGAGCAGGGCGGACCACCTCAAGGACACACAAACCGCCTTCAACGCCTGGGTGCGTGAGCGGGATGCCGAACTGCCTTGCATCAGTTGTGGTCGCCACCACCAAGGCAAGTACGACGCAGGCCACTACCGCACGGTGGGGAGCAATCCAGCCCTGCGCTTCGAGCCGCTGAACTGCCATCGCCAGTGTTCGCCGTGCAACACCAGGCTTTCCGGAAACATCGTGAACTACCGCATTGAACTGGTGAAGCGGATCGGCGCCGAGCAGGTCGACTGGCTGGAAGGCCCGCATGAACCGAAGAAGTACACCGTCGAAGATCTGAAGGCGATGACCGCCGAGTACCGGGCAAAGACCAAAGAACTGAAGAGGGCTGCAGCATGAAGATCAACTCAGCGCGCCAGGCGTGGCATGACTGCACCTATAACCCTGCGCCAGGTCAGTCATCGGATGTGGTTGAGCTTGGGGTTGTGGTTCAAGGCACTGAGCGCGGTCCAACCGCAAACCCGGCAATACACGGTTCGCTGGCCGGGCACATTCAGTCGGCTATCGCACGGCTTCACTTTCAACTCCGAGCTTTTGGAAATGCCATGTATGCGGCCGAACCGACAGATGATGATCGGGAGGAGGCGGAAGCAGCGGTTTTCAACCTGGCATGCTCACGGGTAGAACGCATAACCGCCAGCAAGCGTGAGCGGGCCGAGTATGTCGCCAAGGGTGTGTTTCGGCGTTACCGCTACATGCACCAGGGCGGGCAGTCAGCCAATGCTGATCCGCTGATCAAGCCCGAGTTGTTCCGCGCGTGGATGGAGGGGGAGTACGGCATCAAGCTTCCGTCTGTGGCTTGGGGCAGAGATTGGGAGCCATTCGTGCAGCTTTGCTTCGATGCCTGCTATGACATTGACGCTCGTGCATTGAGTCCAATTGGCGGCGTAATTTACACGATGAAAGAGGCTGCTTGACTTCCCGCACGGCTGAGGGCATGATTTCCCCACGTTTAGAGTTTTGCCTTCGGCAACTTACTCATGAATACAAAGAAACCCGACCACTGCGTCGGGTTTTTTGCGTCCTCAACAAATCATCTCCCGCTGACAGTGGCGACTTGGCCTCACCCTAATGAGGCCCTTTTAAACCCCTTACTCCCGGTCGGGAGGATTCGAGATATCAAACAATGCCGGACAAGCCAAGCACCTGGGCGCCAGCGCTTGCGTGGCTGAGCCAACATGCGGCCTTGCTTTACGCGCCATTACTTTCACTTGCCACCTCTGCTTTACGAATCATCTATGGCGGTGGCACACGACGACAGGCCGTGCTTGAGGCGCTGCTCTGCATGCTGCTCACGGCGGCAGCATTTCCACTGCTGTCGTACTTCGGGCTGCCGGAAAACCTCGCGGCATCGCTGGGTGGTGGCATTGGTTTCGTTGGGGTGAAGAAGATTAGCGATTGGGCGGACCGGTTTGGAGATATCAAGCTGCCGAGCCGTAACGCTGATTAGTCCGCGACACGTTTCGCGAATCAGAAAATTGTGTCGCGACATTGGAGTGAGCATGACCAACATCACCCGCTTGCACCACGCATTGCCACTGAGTCCCGCTATCAACAAGGCCGTCACCGATCTGGATAGCGCCGTCGCTAAAGCGATTGACGCTGCCAAGGCTGCCGGTCTTCCTCATGGTTTGGTCGTATCGCTCCTGCACGGGCACGCCCTGATGCAGACCAACATCATGGTGAGCTGAATGACCGTCAAGGTTCTGGAGTTCAAACGAGAGGACTGGCGCGACGCCGCCAAGACCCTGCGCAAGATTGCTGATGATCTCGATGCCGGTGTGCATCCGCATTGTTCTGTCGGTGCTCTGACCCTGATCGGCCCAAAAGGCGAGGTCACTGTGTTCGGGCTGGGGCCTAAGTGTGACGACCTGCAGTGTTTGGGTGCCATGCGCCTGGGTGAGCAGAAGCTGATTGACGTGCTGCTGGATGGCGGGGAAGGGTAGGTGTGCCGCAGGTGAGTGCGGCACGGGTGGATCACTTAACTTTCAGTGCTTCCTGGATCTGATCAGCGTAAGAAGAAAGGTTGGCGAATTCACGGAAAAGGCCTGTGTTATCTGCACCTGATGCTTTTGCTGCAATCACTTCCAAAGCCGCAGCCACGGCATGAGCCCGAGTTACGTTTGCGTCCAGACCAGCGTTAGCTGCATTCAGTGTCGAAGTATTCAGTGTTGCTGACATGTTGCTTTCCTTGCGTTGAGTTGATTTCCATCAATACCGGCAACCCGCCACCATTTCAATCCCTGCTTTAGCATTGCCCGAGAACATCTATGACAACCAAGCAGCCCGACTGGGAGGCAATCGAACGCGCCTACCGGGCCGGATTGCTTTCCGTAAGAGAGATTGCTGCATCCTGTGGTGTCTCTCACACCGCCATCCAGAAGCGCGCCAAGGCGAACGGCTGGGAGCGTGACCTTAAGGCGAAGATCAAGGCGAAGGCAGATTCACTGGTTGCCAAACGAGAGGTTGCCACTCAGGTTGCCAGCAAATCGGTGGAAACCGAGCGAGAGATCATCGAGGTAAACGCTGAGGTCATTGCGAATATCCGCATGGCCCACCGCGGCGACATCTCACGCGGCCGGCGCCTCACGAACAAACTGCTGGATGAGCTCGAAGGG